CGCATGAACGACATGATCGATCATGCAAAAGACGAACAGTACTCCTATGCGGCCGTGGAACAGTTGATTGAGAAGTATCTTGTTCGCAATAGATCAACAAAGGAAATATATGAGACTCCCCAAGTGCGTTACATGGTGGCCGCCGCTACTGTGTTTCATCAGGAAGAACCTAACACGGCTCGCATGCGTTACATCAAAGAATACTACAACGCGGCTAGTGACGGTTTGTTTACTCTTGCTACTCCTGTGCTGGCTGGCCTTGGTACTCCCACCAAACAGTTTAGTTCTTGCGTACTCATCCGAAGCGACGACGATCTGGACTCAATTTTTGCTAGTGGTGAAATGATGGCCAAGTATGCCAGCAAACGTGCAGGCATTGGCTTGGAGATTGGAAGACTACGTCCACTAGGCTCTCCCATTCGTGGAGGAGAGATCATGCACACCGGCATGATACCATTTTTAAAGAAGTGGTTTGGAGATTTACGCTCATGCTCACAAGGAGGTATCCGCAATGCAAGTGCTACTGTATTCTATCCTATTTGGCATCTTCAGTTTGATGATCTTATCGTTCTTAAGAACAACCAGGGAACAGAAGAAACCCGTGTCCGTCATATGGATTATGGGGTTGTGCTTAGTGCTTTCTTCTGGAGACGATTCAAGAACCGAGAAAACATAACGTTCTTTGATCCCAACCAAGTACCTGAACTGTACGAAGCATTCTATGCCAACACTGAACGCTTTGAGAAACTGTATGTTGAATATGAAAAGCGCCGGGACCTGCGTACCAAAGTCATGGCGGCCGAAGAAGTGTTCAAGTCGGGCATCTTGAAAGAACGAACCGATACCGGACGCATCTATCTAGTGTTCATTGACAATGTCATGAACCAAGGTCCGTTTGACACTGAATATCATACCATTTATCAGAGTAATCTTTGCTGTGAAATCCTACTTCCTACAAAATCTTTTAAACGCCTGGACGACGCCGAAGGACGCATTGCTCTTTGCACACTGGGCTCAATTAACTGGGGTGCGTTCAGGAATCCTGAGGACATGCGTAGGGCTTGTCGTATTTTGCAACGCTCGCTTTGTAACATTCTCGACTACCAAGACTTCCTGTCGATCCAGAGTCAGTTATCAAATGACGAAATTCAGCCGCTTGGTATCGGCATTACTAACCTTGCTTACTGGCATGCCAAGCGCGGACTGCAATATGGTAACAAAGACGCTCTTGGAGAGGTCAAATCTTGGATGGAACACCAGGCCTTCTATCTTACCGAAGCCACAGTTGAACTTGCTAAGGAAAGAGGCCGTTGCAAAGATTCTGACCGCACCTGGTACGGTCGTGGTGTGTTTCCTTGGGAACGACGTGCAGCCGGGGTCAACGAACTCACCGACTTTACGCCTGAACTGAACTGGGAAGGCCTACGTGCTGAAATGCGCAGTTATGGAGTACGCAATGCTACACTGATGGCCATTGCTCCTGTAGAAAGTTCCAGCGTAGTAATCAACTCAACCAATGGTATTGAAATGCCCATGAGCCTTATTTCAGTTAAGGAAAGCAAAGCAGGCAGTCTCACACAGGTTGTGCCAGAATATCACAAGTTGAAAAACAAATATCAAATGATGTGGGCACAAAAAGACTGTGATGGTTATTTGAAAACAGCGGCTGTGTTAGCGGCCTATGTTGACCAAAGCATTAGCACCAACACTTTCTACAACCCAGCACACTTTGCTGACCGTAAAGTTCCCACAACACTGATTGCTCGGAACTTGATGCAAGCACACTATTGGGGATTGAAAACATTCTACTATAGTCTGATCAACAAGGCCGGTAGTAAACAAACTGCCGAAGCCGCACCTCTCGAAGTCATTGATTTTGATCTCGAGGAAGACTGTGAAGCATGTAAACTTTAACGTGAACGTCGGCTCGCAAGAAAATGATAGATCGTTTATACCAACAGTGGAACATCCAGCCTGCTAATATTCATGGCGATTGTTTCACAGGGTATGAACATCTGTATAATCAATTTGATTTGTACACTAAAGATGTTTATCAAAGTGATCCTGAAGGCACGATTGAAAAAATCAAAGATCTATACAGGTCTGTAAATCTTGTGCCCATTGATTACTTTACAGAACCGGGCTTGATAAAAGAATTAAGACTTTTTCGAGATAAAAAAGTCAATGTAATAAGCAACGATGCATTGGGGTTAGGCAACAATCGCGGACAAACTATCAATAGATTTTTGTTTCCAAACATGATGACTGCAGAGCCTAAGGGTCGAGGCAGTAACAGTTTAAGAGACAGATTTTTAGATGATGCCAAATTAAAAAGAGCCATACGTATTTGTTTTGAATTTAGAGAAGGCGAAAAATTAGTTTACCCCACAGCCGTACGTAGAGCATTAGAACTGGTCACTGGTGAAAACATTCAAAATTTTAAATCACAAAATGCCAGAAGCATTGTGGAACATTTGTGTCCCATGATGTGGGGATCGATATATGATTACTCTGCTGGCTACGGCGGACGACTGTTGGGCATCAGTAGTAGTCGAATGAACTACAATTACGTAGGCGTTGACCCCAACACAGAAACTTTTAAAAACTTGCAGTACCTATCTAGTTTGATATCGGAAGCATATGGCCGTACTAGTACATTGCATTGTGATGTGAGTGAAAACTTCCAGCCCAAAGATATTGATCTTGCATTCAGTAGCCCCCCGTATTTTAATCTAGAAAAATACTGTGACGAGCCTACTCAATGCATGGTTAGATGTTCAACTGTGGATGAATGGTTTGAATTATATGTTGTGCCTACCATGCAACGTATACATCAAGGATTAAACAGTGACGGTGTATTTGCCACAAACATTGCTGATTACAAGATCACAAACACTCAAAAATACCAAGTGGTTGATAGATGGATCAGCACAGCAGAACAGATGGGCTTTCAGTATCAAACTACAATAAAAATGATGTTGAACACTAGACCCGGAGTAGGTAACGATAAAAAACAAGGTAGAGAAAAATGGGAAGGCATCTATGTTTTCACCAAAAAATAAAATATGGCGACTCTGGGCAAAAGCATTAGGTGACAAAGCAGGCGATACAGACTCTGAATCAGATCTTATTGCTTATATACGCACAGCAATTGTGTTGTGCTATATACTAACCAACCTGTTTATTATAGCAGGTGTATTAAGACATTGGTAAAGTTATGGGAAAAACCAATCCAGGACATCGTGCTTTAAAAAAGCAAAAGGCGGCAAAGAAAATAGCCGACCACGAACAAATGATAAGAGAAGCAAATGCTAGGCATGATGCACAATTTGGTACAAATCCAACTATAGTTAATTATTATAAGGATTATATCCAAGGAACAGGATTAAGGCAAAACAAATGAGTCAAGCGCAATACAATTTAAAAACAAAAACAGACTATCTCAGTCGCAAGATGTTTCTGGATCCAGCAGGTCCGGTAACAGTACAACGATTTGAAGAAGTCAAATACAACAAACTGGTCAAGTACGAACAAGAAGCACGTGGATTCTTTTGGGTGCCTGAAGAGATCTCGTTGACCAAAGACGCACAAGACTTCAAAGACGCCAGTGACACAGTCAAGCATATCTTTACATCAAACTTGTTACGCCAAACAGCATTAGACAGTTTGCAAGGACGCGGCCCCAGCCAAATCTTCACACCTGTGGTGTCAATACCTGAACTTGAAGCCTTGGTCTACAACTGGACATTCTTTGAAACCAACATTCACAGTCGTTCATACAGTCACATCATTCGTAACATTTACAATGTGCCAAAAGATATCTTTAATACCATACATGACACACAAGAGATTGTGGACATGGCATCAAGCGTGGGCAATTACTATGATCGCCTGCATATGATCAACTGCCGCAAAGAGTTATTGGAAGAATTTCCTGAGCGTGAACACATCAAAGCCGTTTGGTTGGCACTCAACGCAAGTTATGCATTAGAAGCATTCCGCTTCATGGTATCGTTTGCCACAAGCCTGGCCATGGTAGAGAACAAGATCTTTATCGGCAACGGCAACATCATTCAATTGATCTTGCAAGACGAGATGTTACACAAAGAGTGGACTGCATGGTTGATCAATCAGGTGGTCAAAGAAGATCCAAGATTTGCCGCTGTCAAGACTGAATGTGAAGTGGAAGTATATCAAATGTACCTGGATGTGATCCGTGAAGAAAAGGCCTGGGCCGATTACCTGTTCCAGAAAGGTCCTGTGATTGGACTCAATGCCAACATTCTCAAAGACTTTGTGGACTTCACAGCCAATGTGGCACTTAAAGAGATTGGCATCAAGTATACCGAACCAGCACCACGCTCTACTCCGATTCCTTGGTTTACCAAACACGTGGACACCAGCAAGAAACAGTCTGCATTGCAGGAAACCGAAAGTACAAATTATGTGATTGGGGTCATGTCCGATCAACTGGATTACGACGAATTACCAGAATTATAACAAGGAAAACTAAAATGACAAAAGCAATTGTATGGTCCAAAGACCAGTGCCCTTACTGTGTGCAAGCCAAGGCACTGCTAGAATCTCGGGGTATTGAATACGAAGAACGCAACATCAACAACGGCTGGGACAAAGATGATTTGTTGACCGCTGTGCCAGGTGCTAGAACATTACCACAAATTTTCTTGGATGAAGAACTTGTGGGTGGATTTACTGAACTAAGAAAGCGACTAACTGAATGACATTCGAACAAAACCAAGTGTATACCTTTAAACTCAACTCTGGAGAAGAGTTGATTGCTCGTGTTGAAAAACAAGAGTTCAACTCGGGATGGCTTGTTATCAGCGACCCTGTGAGCGTGGCTCCGGGCCCTCAGGGCATGGGACTGGTGCCTTCAATGTTTACCGCAGACATCAAGCAAAAAATCCAACTAAATATCAACAGCATATCACTTTATGCCTTTGCTGAAGACGCTGTCAAAATGAAATACATCGAAGCAACCACAGGCATTAAAGTTCCAGACAAGAAACTCATACTAGGATAACATGCCGGCAGTACAAACAGATGGTGATGCAAACGGCGCAGGGGGTGTGGTCTCTGGCGGTGTTGCCTCTGTGCGTGTGAATGGCAAGCCTATCACTGTGAATGGAAATCCAGTGAGCAGTCATGCACCTTGGAGGCCAGCAGGTGCTCATGCACCACACCAGGCTGCAACCACAACAGGTGGCAATGGCACAGTTCGAGCCGGTGACATACCTGTGGTCACAACAGGATGTGCCGACACATGCGGTCATGCTAGAGCAGGTGGATCAGGTGATGTGAGAGCAGGATAATGGCCAGCATTACTAGTCCTTTACAACTCACAGTATTTGCTAATCTAGCACAAAATCAAGGACTGGATCCTTTTCCACCGGCATTGGCCACCGCTATTCAAACAATCAATGCCACCACGGTGATCAACAACTTTATAGCGGCTGTGAGTTTCTACAAGGCACAATCATTTGCCACGCAGTCAACTTTGACCAGTTTGTTGAGTATTGGTAGCACAGTGTGTCCGGCATTGGGCAACAGCATACCTGCCAGCCCTGTTGGAACATATCCCTATTTGAACAGTGAATATCTGGTCAACTATCTTGGCGCAGTAGATGGATCCACAATTGATCCTTCAGGATTTTCAAATCTAATAGAACAAACCTGTGCAGCCTACCTAGGCAACGGTGATGCTGGTCGATTCTGTCAAGGATTCATGGCAGTGCAAAGTTATATTGCCAGTACCAACAAATATATCAACAGTTCAGTAAATGTTAACCAATATCTTGGTCCCATGTTTACCAACATGAATGATCTTGTTACTGCCAACATAGCCAGTGTGACTACCGACTTGCCTCACTATGGCACGGACCTGGCCAATCAAGGCAATTTGTGGAACATGAGCAAATTAGATTTATATGGCACACCAGCCGGACTTATACAACAAATATCAGCTTTGGCCGGCATTCGAGGACGCACAGTGCCCGACCTGCAGAACGCCATGATCGCATTGGGTCTGTCTGCAACCGACATTGCCAATCTAGTGAATGACAATCGAGTGGGTCTCAACCGACCCAACGGACTGACACAAAACGAATTTGATAAATTACAATTGTTGGCTTACAATGCCATGAGCATGGTATCAGGAGACGCACTGACTCAGATACTGGACATCTTGGGAGTTACTACTCCCAACATCACATCTCTAACTGACTTGTTGAACCCAGTCAAGATGTTCCCACTCAGTTATGCTTCACTGCAAACACCCAGTCCCAATGGTGCCATACCTATTTTTAACTCAACTGGTGCTGTAAATTCCAACATCTCTCCTGTGGTCAACAGTTACTTGCCCACAGCATCTGGTTGTGATGAATTGGGCAAGATTATTCCACCGGCGGAGGCCACAGCCAACAAAGCAATTCAAGTGGCTTTGCAACAGATCAACAATGTTCCTAACACCACACTTCCACGCTTGGCCAATGCGGTTCTAGGCAACACAGATAATCCTTGGACAATCACGCAACCATACCTGGCCAACACAGTGGTCAGTATGGGATCTCCTGTGTCCAGTTACTATCGTGCCACACAAGATGTACCTGCTGGAATCAACATCAACAACACTGCCTATTGGACACCTACCACGCTGGGCGGCATAAGCACCATGGCCGGTTTGCCACTGATTCAGGCACAGACCACACCAGTAGATAGTTCAGTGACCAATTATATTTCAACCACCATGGCCACAGGCACAGGACCCAATGGTACTATCACTACCTATGACGTGTTGGGACTGGCAATAGACAGCAACAATTTTGCCACACAACTGGCCACTGCCACTGCGGCTATCAATAGTTTGCAAGGTGCTGGCAGTCTCGCCACACTGAACACAGCATACGTAAATATTTTGTCTGCAGGCAGCGATGCCGCAGTTCAAACTCAGATTATCAACGCCAACGCGGCCATCGCCGCACTCGGTGCCAGTCCTTATGTGACCACATTGAACACCGCCTGGACTTACATGGCCAATCTAATGAATCTTTCGGCCAAATATATCAGTCAGGCTGGTATCGATTATTTTAATTTACAGCCCGGAGATAAAAATAGCATCTATAGTTTTTCACAAAACTTGGCCTATTATGGATTACTCACAGCCAATGGCGATGCGGCTGAGTTTTTGGAAAACATCGCTGATACCACAACCCTGGGTGGTCAGGCCATTGTGGGTGCCATGCGTGAAGGTTGTAACAATGCAAGATTGGGTACAGCTGGTTTGTATAATGTTAATCAGGTGCCAAGCGAGCCAACAATAGCACCAATTCCGGCGATCACACCTGTTACTTGATCAAATCGGCTATTTTGAGGTTGATTTTGTATTGACTTAGTACAAACACGCATATATAATACAGATTGACTCACGTCATTCTACTTTTAAAAGGAAAAACTAAATGAAGAAAATCTTCGCAATCTTGGCTTTGGCCATCGCAGGTACTGCATTTGCTGCCGACAGTTTCACTGTTGAAGGTCAGCACATCAACAACGCAGGTGCCGCCGCTCAACAACAATATGTTTTGGGTGTAAAGAAAGAGTTCGGCAGCTTTGCTGGTGACTTGGCATTCTCTAATGCACAAACCGAAGGTACCAATGCCTTGAGCACACGTCTCGAAGCAGGTGCCACAGTAAACGGTCCAGTTGGATTGTATGCTCGTGCCGCAGTTGGCCAAAAATATACCAACACAACAGACTTCACATACTACTCAATCGAGCCAGGCATTGCCGCTCCGATTGGTTATGGTTTGACTGCTAAGTTTGGATATCGTTTCCGTTCAGCATTTGACTCAACACAAAACAACGACCAAACTCACACAGCTCGCTACTCATTGGCTTATGCTTTGAGCAAAGACGACACCATCGCTATCAAATATGATCGCGTTAACGGTGACAACAACCAAAAGATCGTTGCAGTAGCATACACACGTGGTTTCTAAAAACTAATACTTTAGTATTACAAAAGCCCTACATGTAGTAGGGCTTTTTTTATGGTTGACCAATATCGGCCCTTTTGCTATAATATAGACATAGAGTAACAAAAAAGGAGCCCTGAATGGAAAAACTTACATCAATCCAGCAGATTAACTCTGCCATCATGTTTGGTAATTGGACCGACGTTGAACTTCGTAGCATGGCCGATGCTATTCGTTTCAATCAAGTTAGTCTTCGTAAGCAGGTCAAACGCAACCTGGACGTGGGTGTTCGAGTGCGTTGGGTCAGTTCTAAGAACCCTTCAGGTGCCACAGGCACAGTGAAAAAGATTGCTATCAAGTATGTCACAGTTCGCAATGACCGAGACGGTGGCTTGTGGAAAATCCCGGCCAATATGTTAGAGATTGTTGAAGGTCAGATGGTGACAGCATGATAACACCACGTAGTTTTACATTCAATGTCATAGCAAGAGAAACTGCTGATGGCCGTGTCACTAGAACCTCCAAGGGTGGACCATGGTTACGATTGGCTATGAAAATGGCCAAAGCTGGCACAGCCCGGTTGACCTTTGAGGGCAAAGGATTTTACGGATACGGTCGTTCGTATGATGTTGGTTATACTTGTTTGAGTTATACAGTAACGGAGATTGTATGAACTTCCGTTCTTGGTGCAGAGAAAAGTGGTACGAACACATTGACGAACTGATCAGTTACGGCCTCGAACCACAGTTTACCGCACAAGAATATTTTAACAAGTATAAATTTTGGCTCAAACGTGAATATCGTCACACACAAGGAGAGAAATAATGGGTCTCGACATGTATGCATACACTGCTGCCAAAGAACAGGCAGATTATGAAACTGGTCAACGTGAGTTGGCTTACTGGCGTAAGCATCCTAACCTGCATGGCTGGATGGAGAAGTTGGCCAAGGAAAAAGGTTACTCATACAAATCGTTCAACGGTGTTGAACTTGAACTGACCTGGGAGGACCTAGATGAACTAGAACGTGCAATAACGCACAGCCAACTGCCCAGTACCCAAGGCTTCTTCTTTGGTAACGAAGCAGATGAGTTCTATCAAGAACAGGACCTTGCATTTATTAAACGAGCACGAGCAGAATTGTTCCTGGGCTTAAAAGTGTTTTATAACTCGTCATGGTAACCACTTAAATATATGAACGAAATTGATTTTTCAAACGAAAGGTTCGACCGCACGATGGCCGCAGGCTGGATACGTGATCTAGAAAGTTCGGACAGTCGCATACACAAAGAAAAAACCATTGAAAAAGCATTGATGGCAGCCAAACTGGGCAGTGCCGATGCACAATGTTTCCTCTTTAACTGCTACCAAGCCTATAATCCTTTCTACACTTTTAACATCCGTCAGGTGCCCGAAACTGAGGGCTTGACTGGTAGGCCTAACCCTTGGACAAAATTTTGGGCCTTGTTGGAAGCCCTGCGCACAAGATCTACCACAGGTAATCGTGCTAGAGAATCTATTGAACAAATGAGTCAGATGTTTGACTCAGACGAGTGGAACAACTTGGCTCGACGAGTCTTGATCAAAGATCTACGATGTGGTATTAGTGAAAAGACCTTGAACAAAGTACTGGGCCGGACTGAGTATAAGATTCCTGTGTTTACTTGTCAACTGGCGCAGGACTCTACAGACCAACCCAAAAAACTCAAAGGAATCAAACGCCTGGAAGTCAAATTGGATGGTGTGCGTGTGTTGGCAGTGATTGACGGCAGTAATGTTACCCTGTTCAGTCGCAATGGCAAAGAGTTTGAAAATTTTCCGCAGATTGCAGACGCTATCGAAGATGCCCGCAAGCACTTTCAGTGGGGTCGTGGCACAGGCGGACGTTTTGTGCTAGACGGCGAGATTGTGGGCGAGAGTTTCCAGAAACTCATGAAGCAGGCACATCGCAAGAGCGATGCCCAAACTGATGGTATGGTGTATCACATTTTTGATATCCTTCCACTGGAGTCATTACAAGAAGGACATTGCAACCTGCAACAGTACAAACGCATTGAGTGGATTGAGAGCGCCAGGGAACGTCTCTTAGAGACTTCTTGCTTGCGCATCATGAACGGCCTGGAAGTGGATTTAGACACGGCCGAAGGCCACGATATCATGCAAAGATTTGCCGAAGCATCTGTAGCCGAAGGCTTTGAAGGTATTATGATCAAGAGCATGGATGCACCGTATGAGTGCAAACGTTCAGACTCGTGGATGAAATGGAAACCCACTATCAGTGTTGACCTCACTATTGTGGGATTTGAGCAAGGAACAGGTCGCAATGAAAATAGACTTGGTGCTATAATTTGTGAAGGAGAAGACAATGACCGTAGAATTCGTGTTAATGTTGGCAGTGGGTTTAGTGATACTCTTCGTGATGAGTATTGGGCCAGTAGGGATCAGTTACTTGGTCACTTGGTTGAAGTCCAAGCGGACGCAGTCACCCAAAACCAAGACGGAACCTACAGCCTCCGATTCCCCCGGTTCTTGAGATTCCGTGACTTCGAAGCAGGAGAAAAAGTTTGATGACACCTTTACATGACATTGTATTAGTGGCAGTTATGTTGGCACACAGTCCCTTTGGTCCGGCACAGCTGGAATACCAATCAGTTGAATACTACAATTCTTGGACTCGGTGCAATCAAGAACAACGACGATTGAGTCAAACGCAAGACAAAAGAACTGCATATATTTGTTTAAAAGTTGATAGGAATTAACCCAATGACAGCACAATCAGCCGATGGTGTTCGCGGACACTTGTTAAATTTGTTCAACGGAGACTTTGTGTTTCGTGTGTATGATGCTGAGCATAACTTTGTGGATTATGATATCGATCACAGTGATCTATGTGTTACCATTACTGATCCAGATGCGCACTTTTATCGCAGAGATGATCGAGACATTCTAGATCATGCTCCTACAACCCTGGGACTGACAGATGGTACTTGAAATATTTGTAGCAGGTATGATCACAGCGTTTGGTTGGTGGACAGCCAATCACTATGTGATTGAACCTTACTTTCCCCCACCTATTGAAAAGAAAGTGGAAGACAAATGAAAATCGGACTCAGTTACAGCCGTTGTGTTCGTGACATTGTGGAAGGCAAAGTAGATATCCATGACGTACTGGTCATTATTGCCCGCACAGATTTTGATCCACACAACGACGAACAGTGGAGCGGTATCTGGGCAGGCTATCACGACAGGTATGGACTCAGCAATCCAGAATGGGCAAACTATTCTCCAGAGGACGAAGATCGTTTCCGTAGTGTCAGCATTGAACTTTGGGAAACTGGTCGACTGCATCAGCCACGACAGTTTGGCGCTTACCCCAGGCGAGTGCCTTACTACTGGTTAGAAACAGTGCTACCTGACTCAGAGATGCTGACACGTCCGGCAGTAAAAGATGCATGGGATCAGTTTCAAACCATTGCAGGCTTGACCAACACTAAACTGGATCGAGAATTCCGATGAAAATTTCATCCAAGAATCTTGAAATACAATTACCATGGGAACCGGGCCTGCTGGAATGGTTGCAACAACATTATCCTGCTTCGGGATATTTTTTACGAGAGGACTAGTATGGCTACAGTTGAAGAACAACAAAAACTCATTGAAGTTTTGAAATTTACTCCAAGAACCTACAAGGTCAGCATGTGGGGCTACGGAGGTGAAAAGGTCATGGGCACAGTTGACCGTGCAGTGTGGGACTACTGTATGGAGCACCAGGTTGACTTGTCTGACATTGCCTGGAGTGATGAAGAGACTGTTCAAGATGAAATGAACCTTGACGTAGACCAGTTGCCGTTTACTCCGGGATCATGGTATGAATGTGATGACATGGCACACACCAATGGTGTTAGCCGTAATGCAGGCACCTTGCAGATTGAAGACGAAACCGGCACGGTCATATATGAACAGAGATTAGAAGACATAGATGGCGGCTCCGACGATGGCCCCGAATGGTCATGCAATGACGAAGCCTGGGTTGGTAGCAAGCCTGCCGGCACAGTGGTGTTCATTGGTACCAGCAACGAAAAAGGCACATTCTTTGAAGGTGAAATCAATCTAACCCAGCCGTTTGATATTACCAAACTGACCTTGGGTTACGATGACATTGACGGCGAAGAACTGGTCAACAGCGTGACCTATGATGATGAAGACATTGACAACTGGGGCGGTAGCACAGACGGTAAAAGTAGCGACTTTGGAATGTATCTTGTGAAAGACAGCAATTCATGGGAAACTTATGCGCCTGAAGAAAAGGACTGGGGTCATCCTCCGTATGGTACCAGTCCCAGCACCTGGGAACGGTCTGAGACATTTAAATTTAAGAAAGTCCAACCCACACTCCCTGGATATTACAGTTGTACATGGCGACACTCTGGTACAACATATGGCACAGCCTACTGGGATGGTACACAGTTTGGTGAATGGGAATACGGCAAGTTCAATCCTATTACAGGAGAGATTGTTTCATGGTCAGGATACAACTGGGATACCGGTTCATGGGTCAATCAACCACCAGAACCTTTAGATGTTGCTTGCGATGATAAAAAGTGTGGTTGGGTAGGCATGAGCACTGATCGTCGAGAAGATGCGGAACACAACGACCATTGTCCACATTGCAATGGCACAGAGTTTACTTGGATTGACTATGACCCAGACTCAGCAGTTGGACGCAAGAATCGTGCTAAGTATTGTTTAGAGTGGGATCCAGCAGTAGCACTAGAAAGAATTGTAGTGCCTGCAGATGAAGAACCGGCCAAGTGGCCAGCAACAAGACCTTAAAGGAGAAAACTATGAATGATACACTTATATTTAATGATGAACAATATCGTTCGGCAGAACAAATAAACTCGGCCATGGGTCGTGTTTATGGACACATGAGTCTGGCAGTGATTGTGAGTATGCTGGTCAGTTACTTGGTAGGAGCCACTCCCGAGTTACTACAGTTCTTTTTTACCGGCGTAATGAAATGGATTGTGATATTTGCACCGCTAGCAGCCATATTTGGCGTGAGCATGGTGCTGGGTAACAATCCAAGTAAACCGGTAGCCCAGTTATGCCTACATGGTTTTGCGGCCTTGATGGGCTTGAGTTTCTCAATGATCTTTGCTGTGTTTGCCATGGGATCAATTGTGAGTGCGTTTATGGGCGCAGCTATCTTGTTTGGGGTCATGAGTGGCTATGGCTACTTCACCAAGCGCAGTCTAGACAATGTTGGCCGGTTCATGATTGTGGGTTTGATCGCCATCTGTATTGCCAGTATAGTCAACATCTTTATTGGCAGCACCGTGATGCAGATGGTGATCTCCGCCTTGGCAATCATTATCTTCTTGGGTCTCACTGCCTATGACACACAACAGATCCGAGAAATGGTTAGTGTAGAAACTAGCGATGCAGTTGAGGTGTCAGGTGCGTTGACCTTGTACATGGACTTTATCAACATGTTCTTGAATTTGTTGCAATTGTTTGGCGATAGAAAATAAACATTACTGATTTTAGAACAACAATAAGTTGACACCGCCACCACTTTCCTTGTACAATGTTATTGTGCATGAGCAAGGAGATGGTGGCGATCTAATGGTATGAGCGGGGTGATCGATTCGCCCGGGCCTGACATAACCGTGGCAGGTAGATATAATG